AATAATTGATTCACTTCGCTGCTCATTGTCAATGCTATGTCTGTGGCGCGGTGGTATTCGTGCTTTCGCATCAAGTCGTAATGTGCCTTTATCAGTTGCCGAATTTTTAGACTGTGTTATGCATAGCCTAAAGGGGTCGTGGTAAGTTTTTGGCTCTGTGAGTCTAAAGACATTGATTCTTCCCTGATTGGTTGATTCGACTATTTTATCTTGGCGCATCTTGCGTAAAATTAAATCAACCGACGATTTGCAGATATCTAAATGCTCTGAAATCTTGCGTAATGTGTTTATCTTATTAGCGACACACTCAAGTATCTTTGCTTTGTTTTCTGCGCTCATATAAAATTAGCTCCACAAAATGCAATCACGCCAAGCACGATAGCTGCAACTTCCCAACTTGACACACGGCGAGCGCGTCTGCCATTTAACCACTCGCCTGTGATGCGCGATTGGCGGGATACTCTGCCCGTCCAATTGGGGTGGCCTAAATCTTGTTTGTATATAGTAGTCATTTCGATCTCCTGTGTATCTCTCGGGTTATATACCAAAGCGCTTTTTCTAAGTCTTGCAGGGTCTTGCCTTTCAAGTCTGCTCGCCAAATATACTTGACAGCGTTGCCAAGGTTAAAGTTCATGTGTTCCGTGATTTGTATGCACTCAACGCCACTTGGGTGCGCTGTGTAATGATCAGGACTGTTGACTTGGTCGGTCATGATAAACGTCCTTTACATTGCTAACCATTGAAATTGGCACTGGGTAATCTTTGGGTATGCGCTTGATTGGCTCAAGCATTGCTCTGTCGTGCTTGTAAAGGCGGTCAGTGGTGAATTTTGGTTCTGTTTTCATCTCGTTTCCTTGGTTAATACTATTTAAAAACAGTGACAGGTGTTGTTTCTTCATAAATTTTGTTGTTGTAAAGCCATTTCTCATGCTTCCCATTTGCATGTTCTACCGCATAGCCAATTTGTCTGTGACGTTGACCATTTAGCCACCACTCTTTGCTGCCATCTGCATATTCAATGGCTGGGCCATCTTCTCTATGTCTATTGCCATAATAGAACCAAGCCTGGCCACCGTTTGCTTGGACAATTGCTGGCGCGTCCTCTCTATGTAACAAATTGCCCCTGTACCAATGGGTCGCCCCATAGCTGTCTATCACTACTCTTTCTTTAATTTCTTTTTTCTTTTCTCTACTTAATCTTTCTTGAAAGCTATTTGTTGGTTCGTATCTAATTACGTTGCGGTGTTTCCCGTCTAGTTGAGTACCGTTTTCTTCAAAGGTATGCCTTAATTTCCGTAGTGCTTTGTTGATTATTTGACCAACTCTTGCCGGTGACACACCAATTTCTCTGGCAACTTGAGATTTATATTCGTCGCCAATAACGCATTGAGTTACAGCAAACATCTCGTCATCATTTAAATTAGACAAGCCGATTAGTTTGGTAATAAACTCTTTTTCTATAACCGCATCAATGCCTCCGTAAGAAAATTCTGGTTGCAAAACCTGTTTGCTATTCATCTTTTTTTTCCTTTGGCTTTATTACCTTAATTGATTTTGTCTCCCATACTTTGTCAGTAGTGCCTTCTTTTTTTACAAAGTCAATTGTGTGTATTTCTAAGGTTTTTTTAGAACCGTCATCAACTGGCTTTTTGTGACTTGCTATTTCCTTTCGCAAATCTTTGTGACTTACAAAAATGGCAAGCGTCCATATTTTCATAAACCGGTCTTTAAGTTGTTTACTTAAAAATTCACCCATTACCCATTTGTTAGCAAAGCCGTAATTACCAGATTCGTATTTAATAAATTTAGCGTAGTGCATTTAATTCTCCTTGGTGTTTGTTGGTATGACTAAATATTAAACCCAAGGTCAACACCCGTCAACAATTATTTTATAGGGACAAACCCTAACTTTTGCACTTTTGCACGCGCATCCTCAAAACCATGCCCGACGATCACCCAATGCCCGATAGACTCTAAGTACGCTATCCAGTCCTTTTGTACCGGCGACAATCGCCCTCCATTCTCGCGTTTCATCTCAACCCAAGTTGCCCAAGCGGGAATAAATAAGTCAGGGACTCCAGCTACAGTACCAGTGGCCTTTAGTTTGGCTGCTACCGCTGGGTGGCGATGACCACCGTTCGGCACCGCAAAAATCCTGATGCCAGGATATTGCCGACGGAACCACTGCACAAAAAGCATCTGCTCTTGGTCTTCGCTCGCTACCATTTTCTCTCCAACACGTCGTGAAATTTACCTGTCATTTTATATCGTACTAATTTTGGCGGTTTGGCGTTGGTGAGGTTAACAGCCATCTCGCCAAGCGATTCCACCGCCAAGCCACCTTCTTTTATCTCGGCTTTCGTCGCCACATCAAAGAGCTTTTGTAGCGCCTTCTGACCGGCATAGCCTTCGTGCTTAATCGTGAAGTATTCTTTAACTGGCATATCGCCCAAACCAGAGTAGTAAGACACGCAGAGCATATCCTTGCCCGACTTGCGGCTGTGATGCTCTCGCCAATTCCAGTCCGTTATAACGCGATCTTTGATTGAAGCGCCCATAATGTCGTCGTCCCTCAGTTTGAAATCATTTTCCTTTGGCGCTAGAAAATCGTGACCACAAGCAGGACATTGCGCGACACTTGCGTGACAAATTTCGTGGCACGCCTCGCAGACTTTGACGGGTGCTTCGCCATCGCCTGACCCTCCTTTGGACGGTGGCTCAACGGCAGTAATCGGGCCATGCTGGGCAACAACGCCAGCGAAGTCTAGAACCAGGCAATGGTCAGTGTGTGATTTAGGGCGCATCCCTCGACCCGCCATCTGTACGTACAAACTCGGACTCATTGTAGGGCGTAGCATAGCGATTAGATCAATGTCTGGATAATCAAATCCAGTGGTTAAAACCGAACAATTTGTAATCGCTTTTAGTTCGCCTGCTTTAAATCTGGCAAGCAATTGCTCACGCTCTTCCTTCGGTGTGTCTCCGGTAATAGAAGCGGATGGTATATTGTGCGCTCTTAGAACGTCCATAATGTGTTGAGAGTGATCAACACCAGTGCAGAAAATAAGCCAAGATTTGCGTTCGCCTGCTAGTGCCATAATTTCTTGAACTACCTTGATATTCTTATCCTTCGTGTCAATCGCGGCTTGCAAGTCAGCGTCAATATATTCGCCACCTCTCTTTTTGACTTTAGACAAATCAAAATCAAGTTTGGTGAGCTTTGAGCGCAAAGGGGCAAGGTAGCCTTTATGCACCAATTCTTCGATGCTCACAGGCTCGATTAGCGCATCAAAAAGCGCGTCGCCATCTGTGATGAATCCATGCCCTAAACGATAAGGAGTAGCGGTTAATCCAACCACTCGCAGAGCTGGATTGATGGCTGTCAACTCGCCGATAAGGTAACGATAGCTGCCTTCGTCTTTGTGACTTACCAAATGGCATTCGTCAATTAGAACTAAGTCGATATGTCTGAAAAGTGATGCCTTATTTCGGACAGATTGTATGCCTGCAAAAGTGATGGCATCAATTTCGCGCTTGCCAATGCTGGCGCTATAAATACCAAGCGGGGCGTTTGCCCAGTGTTGCCGCATCTTCTCGGCGTTCTGTTCAATTAGCTCTTTGACATGCGTTAGCATCAAAATGCGGGTGTGAGGGTATGTCTGCACAGCGTCCTTGCAAAGGGCGGCTACGATGTGAGACTTGCCCGAGCCAGTCGGCAACACAATGCAAGGATTGCCCTTGTTGCTTCGGAACCAGTCGTAGAGCTGGGTAAGGGTGCGGGTTTGATAATCTCTTAACATCACCCCACCACCTTTGCATCAAACTTTTCCCTGAAACCAGCCGCCAAACCTTTCGCGCAAGCCTCTGGGTTTGCCAGCACTTCGCTAGCGGCGTATATGTTTGCATCTGGGTTGCCTTGCGCTATCTCGCCCCAAGGCGTATCCCAGACCACATAATCGCGTTCAGTGCGGTATTTCCAGGGCACAACATCTGGGTGAATCGTGCCAGAATCACATCCCTTGCGTTGAAATTCGATGGGGATGTCGTTGGCTTCGTGCTTCTCACAGCGCCAAGTGTCGTCCTCTTGGGGCGTGGAATGGGCGCAGGTGCGGCAACTAAAAGCCTTGGGCAGTTCCTTTTTATGGCACAGCCCATGCGCGGGACAAAACTTGCATTGATACCAGCTTCCATCAGTAGACAGCGGCGGAGGCATTCTATCGTCTAACGCAATGCGCTGACCGCGTTCGATGTACTTAGTGGCTACATCTTTATCGAGCTTCAAACGCTCTGTGTAGATCCTGTCGTCGTCTTTGCAAACAACCAAGTACATTGCACGCTCTAAACCAAGCCCAAGCATGTAAACCTGCATCTGAATGTAGTGTTCAAACTTGGACTTTTCAACGCCATTTTTCACCACGTCATCAAACGCTTTCTTAGATGATGTCTTAAATTCCAGCACATGGGGATTGTTAGGCGACTCAGGAATGCCACTGGCAGCGATAGCATCTGCCGAGCCTGAGACGTGCGAGCCAAAGGTTACTTGCGTCTGACTGCCTCTTACATCAACTCCAATGGCGCGTAAGTCTTGAATGATGGTGTGTTCTTCGTTATGCCCGCGACGGAATAAGCGCAAGACACGACCAGGGAAAGTTGAGCGCACAGCCCAACGAAAGTTAAGCCAAAGCCAACGGTCGCAAGGGTGACCAAGTTGGCTTGCTCCCATGTGGGGGCGTGGCTCATCAGGCTTTGTTTCGTGATGCTGGTCGATAAGATTTGCGATGCTGTTTTGGGGTTCAGGTATAATCACTTTACTCTCCTTGGTTGTTGACCCAACCTTTTGCCCCCAATCGAATGACTGGGGGCGTTTTTTTTGCTTAGAATGGGCTAGCTGCTTCCCAAGGGGCTTTGGACGATGATGCTGGTTTAGGCGCTACAGACTTAGACGGGGCTGGCACAGCACCAGACAGCGCCTTAAATCCCTTGACTTCGTTTTGGGCTTCATAGCCTCCTGATGCCTCTCGGATAGCAACCTTGATAGATAAGCTACCGCCTACCAGTTGATCGGTGTCAGTGGCTGTTGCTAGGCCAATGGCGCGTAACAACTCGCCTAGTTGTTGCCGACCAATTTCTTCTGCCTTTGGGTTGGCGTTCCGGATGTTTAAATTACCAAACACAACACGACCAGCATGGTTCTCGCCCACCACGTCATAGCGAACTTTTATGAGCTGCCCAGTGCCGGTTTTAGTGTCTTTTAACTCCGCCTCTTTAATCACGGCCGGATACCAACCCGCAGGGATTGGGTCGTAGTTAGAATCTGATTGTGGTAATTCGGCAACATTAATTGGGGTATCAAAACGCATTTTTATTGCTCCTTAGTAATAATAGAAAATGATGGACGACTTGGTGTCGTCGTAATTGCGTCTAGCAGTAAATCCGTAATACTGGTGTCCGTCGCCTTCCAAGCCGTTGTGTTTATCTCAGGCTTGAATCTAAACAGTGCGCTGATGTGGTCTTGCAAGCCATTGGATAACGCCAATTCTTGCAACTTCTCAGCGTCTACCTTGCGGTTCATGCGCCCGACTACCTTGATTTTGTAGTCACCACACTCGGCGTTTTCCGTGCCTTCTAGCATTTCTGGTATACCAAGGATAGACAAAAGCCTATCCTCGGTCTTGCGTCGCCATTCGATAGCCTCGGTTTCTGAGACTTTGGCTTTTATCCATGCCTGTGTTAGGACTTCTAGATTGTCCATTAATCAGTGCTCCTTTCGATCATTTCGTCCGCAATTTTGTATGCTGTTTCTGTAATTTCAAAGACATTGTCAACTTGCTCAGACCTGTATTGTCTTGTGGCATCCAAATTTGCTGTAATAATTAAAGATTGCATTGCTTTTGCGGCAAAGTAATCACGAGCGGAAATTCCTCTTTGGAATTCTTTTAAGTTGTGATCGTTAAGTGGGTATGCGTATTCCATTTTAGCCACCCATCTTTGTGATGATTGCGCCCAAGTCAGGAGCTTCCCAAGCTGATAGGCGGCTAGACCTGTCCTTGGCTTGCCAGAGACCGTCAGACTCGCACATAAGCGCACGTTGCGGAACACCATCGCCATCTTTCTCAACTCGAAGCGCAAGCACTTCATCGAAAAAATACGGCAATTGTTGACCCAACTTTGCACCAGGCATTGATGGCGCGTATAGAATCCGTCCTGCTTCGTCTTGTGACTTCTCACACTTAGCCGTAAAGTAGACGTTTTTGGCAGGTAAATCACGGAAAACACGGATAATGTCCGTCATTTGTTCCTGCAACGCACCATAGGCGGCGCGAGGGTCTTTGTTAATTTTCTTCTCAGCGTTTAGCACCACCTCGGCAATCTCGCTGATGCTGTCCAAAGCCACCGACTGAAACTGCTTGGCTTCGTCTGATTCGACCACCCACTTGT